AGAGTATCATGTATTCACAACTAAAAAAATGGATACTAATAATATACTTAATTTAGCGAATCTTCAGAATCCCTTTATGCCAGGTTTTAGTGGTTCAAGTTTGAATGAGAACCAATTAATATTTGGCCTCGCAAGAGAATATACAACTCTATCGGGAAGCACTAATGATAATCAATTCGTTAATGATGGTCGTCTAGTATTAAATTATGAGAATGTGTTAGGATCTGGTGTGCCTGTTGCTCAAGGTAGGATCTGGTACACTCGAATATTTTATTGTTGGTTAAATGCTGCGGGCGGTTCTGCTCCTGAGTCTCCTCCTCAATTTGTGGATATGCCCGCTACTAGGGCTTCATTAGTTGGTGAAGTTGTAAAACCTCAAAATACACTCGAACACTTTCAAGTATTAGCAAATAATGAAGGGATTGGTTCATGGTAAATTATTTATTTTTAGGATCTGGAAAGAAAAAAAAAGACGAAGAGTTATTTCTTAGATATTTAATGGCAAATAGACCCACATGGACGGCACATATTCCATCAACAATGCCTAATATTCCTGACTACTCGCTCCAGAGCCCTCGGGACACTTTTGGCGGTTGGGGTTATTCCGACCATTTTCTTATCGAATTAATTCGTCCGATGGCCGATGGCGGCGATGGAGAATACTAGACAACCACGATTGATTCAAATATTCTTGTTGTTTCAATGCCAGATCTCGAAGTTTATCTTTTTCTTCATTTGTTTTCAATATAATTTCTTGTAATTTTCCAATGTTGTCCTGGAGCTCCAGGATTTTAGTTTCTAATTCCATATGAGAAATAGGATTTTGATGCTCAATTCTAAAATGACGCTCTAATGCGTTATTCATTCTCTCGCTCCTCTTGCCACTCTTGATCTGGTGATAAGCATCGTACACTTTCTTTGAGACATTGATTGCTATGACGGGCATTATTCATCACCATCCGCAAAAATATCATCACAAAGACACTTCTCGTCTGGGGAAAAGCGAGCCCAACCGCAAAGATAGCAACCATAAGGATGACTTCGTTCATTAGGAATAATCATTATGTCCACCTCAATAAAGTTGTTTGGTTTTTGATTGTTGAATAAAGTTCAAAACTTATTTCAAAAGGTATGATTGCACGATAATTTGAACGAAGTGGATTATTTGAGCCAACATCTTTCTTCAAATGTTTGAATCCTTTATCCATATGTAAATATGGGAAGTTTCCCCACAACATAAACGATTCAATTATTTGTCTGGGCTTTCCTAATAATGGTTTGAAGTGTTCTTTTGCTCCCACTACATTCTCAATGCACCAAAAAGTTGGGTCATAATGCTCAATAATCTCTATAGCGGCCTTCAGAGCGTTTAGATCTGGTTCAAAGTCTCTTCCTTCTCTCTTTGCTATGCTTTTCGGAGCATTAAATGCTTGAGAAAACTCAAGGCAAGGAGGAGAAGCCCAGATCAAATCTATCTTATCTGGAAGAAGTGTTATCCAATTCTTCCAATCTAAGACATCCAGATCGAAAGTCTTTGGTATGTGTTGCAGTTTCGGGTTATTTTCTATTCTTATTACCGTCCATCCGTTTTGAATAAATGCTTCAGAAGCACCTCCCAAACCGGAAAAAAGGTCTAACATTACGGGTTTCATATTAATTACCTCAATAAACGGGGTACTGAATGTTTATATAAACTGTCCGGAGGACAAAAAAACTTCAGTTTTTTGCCTGTTTAACAATTATTCAGGCGTTATAGTTACCACTAATACCTATAACGAACAACGATTTGTTAATAAGGATATTTATAGCGTACTTAATAGACTAATGGGATTGAGGGTGGGGTATGGCAAGAATCAAGACCTCGTCTTTTTACATTTCAGCAGAAGTGACCGACATACTAGCGACCGCAACATCAACAACCCTCGATATTTCTCAATATGTCGATGCTCCGAGTGGACAAGCCATATTGGTTGAAGAGGTTCAATTCTGTTGGTTCTTTGACAATGACTTCCTTCCTCTAAGAAGTGCTTCAACAACCGATTACGCATGGACGGCACAATTGAAAGATTCAACATCTGGAGCATTAATTAATCCTAATTCTGAAGATCTGGTATCACAATCTCATTATTTGGCTGATGGACAAGGTGGCGTTTATTCAGAAGATGATGTAATGCCAGATATTATGGGATATGCAGCGGGTGAAGGAAGATTAGTTATTTCTTCTAATTTACAATTAACTGCTATGGGAAGTGCTGCATTAGCAAACGCTTCATGTTGTGCTAGAATTAGATGCCGTGTAGTTACTCTTGACAAGAACGATTGGATTGCTCTTGCATTACAATCTGTTGCTGAGTGAGGCCAGATCTATGACTGATACTCATATTCATATTCATCTTAATGGTGAATCTGTTCCTGGAGCTACAGTAAATACCCCTGCAGTAAAAAAGGCCAGATCTAAAGTCGTTAAAAAAGTGCCTTCTAAGCCTAAAAGAGCAGTTTCCGCTTATCATAAAACTGTAGGTAAAGAAATGAAAAGACTCAAAAAGTCTAACTTTAGAGGAAATGTAATGAAAAAAGCACACGCTATTGCTAAGAAAAAGCACAAGGTGAAAAAGAAATGATGACTGAATTATCAGCACAAACAGGATTATGTGCAATACAAGGAACAGTTACAACAGATTGGGACTCACAAGCCGCCTTAATTGATGCGGGTGGCTTTCCGAATTGGGTTTCATTAAATCCGCCTTCTGGTGTTTCATGGGAAGTTAAAATGTATTCTCAACAACCAATAGAGATTCAAGGATTGACTAAAGGAGATATGCACTTCAAATCCAATGCAATCCGGATCGAAAGCGCAGAACAAGCAAAGGCTATGTTTGGGGCATGGAAAGACCCATTCCCTGCGCAATATGGATTCCTTAGAGAGTATCATGTATTCACAACTAAAAAAATGGATACTAATAATATACTTAATTTAGCGAATCTTCAGAATCCCTTTATGCCAGGTTTTAGTGGTTCAAGTTTGAATGAGAACCAATTAATATT